CACATTGAGGATAAAGTCCTCTACGGTGGTGTTAATGGTACACGTCAAGCAATCTTTGCCTTACGTGATTTACGTGATATGCTTAGTGGTGTAAAAGATACGGGAGTTTCTGTCAAGTGGGATGGCGCACCTGCTATCTTTGCTGGTACTGATCCACGAGACGGTCAGTTCTTTGTAGCAAAGAAAGGTATTTTTAATAAGAACCCTAAAGTCTACAAGACACCCGCAGAGGTAGACGAAGACACTTCGGGTGATCTTGCTACTAAACTTAAGGACGCATTACAGTATCTACCCGCTCTTGGAATCAAAGGTGTTATTCAAGGGGACTTCTTATTTGGTAAGGGTGATATTAAGAAACAAAAAATTAAAGGCGAAAGATACATTACCTTTCATCCTAACACAATTGTTTATGCTATTCCGGTTGATCAAGCAAAAGACATTCAACGAGCAAAAATCGGTATTGTATGGCACACTACATATACAGGTAGTACATTTGAAACAATGAAAGCATCATATGGAGTTGATGTGAGTAAGTTGAAAAAGACCGCCAACGTGTGGTCACAAGACGCAATGCTTCGAGATGTTCGAAGCGCAACCATGACTAAAAATGAAACGGAGACAGTGAATGAATATCTTTCGCAAATTGGTAAACTTTTTAACGGGATCTCAGGAACAACCCTTAGAACCCTCGAAGCCAACCAAACCCTTGCCCAGCACATCGAGCAGTTCAACAACACCTACGTCCGAGCCGGCGCAACCATCGGTGATAGTAGAGCCCACACCGCCAAGCTCATCAACTGGATCAAAAACAAGTACAAAAAAGAAATCGACAACCGCAAAAGCGACCGCGGCAAAGCCACGCAAAAAGCGAAGCTCGACGACCTCCTCTCCTTCTTCGGCGAAGAAAACAAAGCAAACTTGATTCGAATGTTCGAGTTGCAAAAATTGATTGTTATTGTTAAACTGAAACTTATAAATAAACTTAATAAACTGAATAGTCTGGAAACCTTTATTAAAACCCGAAAGGGTTTCAAGGTTACAGGTCAGGAAGGATATGTAGCAATAGATACAATTGGTGGTGATGCGGTGAAACTTGTTGATCGTATGGAGTTTTCATACAACAACTTTTCACCTGACATTTTGAAAGGATGGGATAAACCAACGAGAAATTAAGATGGCAAAACCTTTAAGTTTTAAAGATTTTTTAGTAGTCGATTACACTCCTGGCATGCCAGAAGAAATCTCCTGGGCGGCAATGAAACGTAGGAGAGGTCGTATTGGGGAAGAGGTCGAAGGTCTTGATGAAGACTTAGAAGAGAATCTCCGCAAACAAGTTGCTCAGATGGCTTCTAAATTTCCAGAAGGCAGTAAAGTGAAAATGAAGCACGATGGAAAGGTCGCTAAAGTTTTGAGTGTTGGTAAAGACTTTGTCAAAGTTTCTATCGGCAATAAAACAATGGAGCATAAACCATCTGAGCTAGAACGGATCAGAGAAGAGGTCGAGGAGACAGACGAAGCCCTCAACTTCGCGCAGCGAAGAGCCCGTGGTAGAGTCATGCGCAAAAACAAAGCGAAGATTGCTATGGGTCGTAGGAAAGCGGCAAACCGTGCCGCTGATCCCGAAAGACTTAAGAAGAGAGCGCGTAAACAAGCCATGAATGTAATGTTCAAAAAACTCGCGAAAGGGACTTCTCGTGCGGACTTACCGGCTACACGTCGTCAAGAAATTGAAAAACGTCTTGAGAAACTGAAACCTAGAATTGATAAGATGTCGCGCAAGTTGTTACCACAGGTTCGTAAGATGGAAAAAGAACGAAGAATGGGTAAGCAGAACAAAGATGCCTAATATACCATCGTTTAAACAGTATCTCGTAGAGGAACAACGCGAGGTATTTTTCACCTTCGGGCGAATGAACCCTCCGACAATAGGCCATGGGAAAGTAATTAATGCTTTGGCGACCAAGTCTGGGCGTAATCCATATAAAGTATTCTTATCACAATCCCAAGATTCAAAAAAGAATCCTCTTAGTTATGAACAAAAGATAAAGCATGTTCGTAAGATGTTCCCTAAACATGCTCGAAACATCATTTCAAACAAGAGTTATAAGACTGTGTTCGAAGTCGTGACTGGTCTATACGATCAGGGATTCAACAAGATCACCATGGTTGTAGGTTCAGATCGGGTGACAGAATTTGAAACCTTGTTAGGGAAGTACAACGGTGTTAAAGGGCGACACGGTTTTTATAACTTCGAAAAGATAAACATTGTCTCTGCGGGTGCTCGTGATCCTGACGCTGAAGGTGTTGAAGGAATGTCAGCATCAAAGCAACGTGAGAACGCAAGGAACAATGATTTTATAACATTCGGTCAAGGTGTTCCTAAGACAATGTCGAACAAAGACTCGAAGCGATTGTTCAACGACATTCGTTCTGGTATGGGTCTGAAAGAGACTTTGCAGTTTAAGAATCATATCGAACTTGAATCCGTATCTGAAATGCGCGAAAAGTTTGTTGAAGGTAATCTGTTCAGCGAAGGTGATAAAGTTGTTATCAAATCAACAGGTGAGAACGGTCACATCCATCGACTCGGCACTAATTATTTAATTATTGCTCTTGAAGAAGGTAATATTTCTCGTCGATGGATTGATGACGTAGAGTTAAAGACGAAGAACGAGAAGACTGATCAGTGGTATAAAGATCAACCCGAATGGGGCACACCTGAAGCAACTAAGAAAGCCAAGAAGAAAGTGCCTGGTCAAGTCAAAGAAGATGAAATCGACAGCGCGAAACAACAGATTCGTCTAGATAAAGAACGAGACCGCGAAGAGAATCAACGAGAAAGAGAACGAAAAAAGGTTGGATATGATCGTGTTCTCGACCGGGCCCGCCTTGCTCGCGCTCGTCGTAAAAACAAACAGACAAACTAAAAGATATAAATAATAGTTATCCGGATAGAGGAAATTTTTCTGTGAAAAAATTCAAAGGTATGAGAGAATCTCTCAAGGGAAGTAAAGAAGCAACCGAACTTGATGAAGCAATTGACTTCCGTAAAGCACACCAAGAAATCATGGCATACGCCAAGAAGAGTGGTGGTATTGACAAGACTGACTTTGAAAAGGTTGCATACTACGTCAAAGCAATCGGGGACAATCAGAACTCTCCTAACGTAGCAAACAAAGCATTCATGACAATGAAGAAGTTTATTGCTGACATGGACACTGATCCACGTGACGGTGTGTTGTTGATGCTCAAGAAGCATGGCATGTTCAAGAATGGTCGTATGGTACAAGAGTCGACAGATGTTAGTGAAAATCTGAATCCTAAACAGATCGCGTTACTCAAGAAGAACTATTCTACCATCGATCGAATTGACCCTTCTGGACCTGCATACAAGAAAGCGAAAGGTATGATTTCTGGATTAGAAAAAGACAATCTAATTGATCTTGCTAAAGCAAAGGTCAAATTCTTATCACAGATTGCGGCTGATGAATTGCGTAAGCAACACAACGTTAAGTTAAAGGCTTCCGAATATATGGAGTCTGTTAAAGAGTCAACAATAAATGAGTTGACCACTGTAGATCGAGAGAAGTTAGTCAAAGTATTTGACAAATTGAAAAAAGGTTCAACCGTCAAAATCAAGTCTAATGACTCCATCAAGAAGGGTGATGACTACATTGAATTTGTTGTTAAATCAAAGAGTACAGTTCGTAAGGGTGAAGTAGAAAAGATTACCCTTGCTAACAAAGTAAATCCAACCGGTGTAAAAAGATTCTTATACAAAAGAGTTGATACTTCGATGGTATCGTTTGCCGTTGGTGACATGGCAGCCTCTATTGTAGATATTAAAGAGTCGACTGAACTCGAAGAAAAGGGTAAGGGTCTCTGGCACAACATTCGTAAGAAGCGAGAGCGTGGTGAACCCAAAGCCAAACCAGGCGATAAGGATTATCCCAAGACTCTAGACATCGATGAAGCGATTGGTAAACTTGGACCGAACGCAAGTCGTGAAGATAAGATCAAGCACACTATGAAGATTATGAAGATGTATCCTGCAAACAAGGGTAAGTCTGAAAAGGAATTGAGAAAAGGTGCGACTGATTATATCGATCAATTCACCAACAAAAACAAAAGAGATGACGCCTACATTGCGAAGATGACAGCAAAGAAAGAGTCGAAAGCGCCTGCACTAAAAAGTTCAGATTATCCCAAAGGAACTTCTCAGTCGGCACAGGCATTCAAAGATAAGTTTGCCAAAAAGAAGAAAGAGTCGGTTGATGAAGCGGCACTTGAAGAAAAGACAAACTGGAAAATGGGTGATGGTCGTCCAAGAAACGGTCCTCGTATTGAAAACGATAGGTTCTGGAACTTACCGTATGATTCTTTAAAGTATATCGCCAAAGATGCTGGTGATGCCATGAAAGCAAATCCCACCGCAAGAAAGGCAACTACTGGACCTGGCAACTGGGCAGACCAAGTTGCGGATGCTGCCACAGTCATGCAATGGAGAAAGAAAAACGGTATTAAGGAGTCTGTAAAAGAAGCATCGATTCTTAAAACTACACATAAGAATGTAACTAATAAAAAATCAGTAGAAAAAGATCGTAAGAAAGCAGTAAAAACCCTTGCCGATATTCGTAAAGGTAAGTATGCCGGTGTTAAGATGGCAAATGAAGATCATGATTCAAGTTGTGTAACTGAGTCAATGGAGTTGGGAGAATTGACTACCCAACAATTGATTAAAAAGTTAGGCGCGAATACCATCTTTAAAAAAAAGTATAGTGCTGCCGCTGATAAAGTGAAAGAGATTATGTTTAAACACGGTGATAAACCTAGACATGGTAAAGAATACTATGCGGGTAAGATCGCTCGACAAGTGGATCTCGATCCGCATATACTTGCATTGATGGTTGACTAACGAAATGATTAGTTTTAAGAATTTTTGTGAAGCAACCTACCAAGGGAAGAAAGTAACATTAAACAAACCCTCGGCAGGTGATGTAAAGAAGTCAAAGGTTTTTGTTGACCCTGACGGAGACGGAGTTGCGAAAAAAGTTAATTTTGGTGATAAAAACATGACGATCAAGAAGAATATTCCTGCTCGTCGAAAATCTTTCAGGGCACGCCACAAGTGTGACACTGCAAAGGATAAGAGTACACCAAGGTACTGGAGCTGTAAAGCCTGGTAGTTTATAACTTAATTCGTAGGATGGGAACAGATGAGCGACGATATACGGTTACAAAGGATCGAGGAGAAACTCGATAAACTTGCAGATGTGGTAGTTGGTATGGCAAGGGTAGAAGAAAAGATTGTTGATCTTGAGACAAGACGTGCTGAAGGTCATGAAAGGCTCAATAGAATCTCTAGTAAAGTAGATGAAATTGACTCACATGTAATATCCATGCGAGAACGCATGAATGTTGTATCAAAAGTAATGTGGGTAATGAGTGCAGGTGTTATCACTGCGATTATTACACATTTCCAAGAAATGTTATAAAGGACAGGAACAATGATGGATAGCAAAATTATTAAAAACATTTTCTCGGCATGGCAGGATGTCGTAGAAAAGAAAGACAGAGATTTAAGTGAACAGGAATTGATGTCAACTAAAGTCGGACAAGTTGCTAAGAAGGTAATTGAAAAGCCTGGCGCAGACAAGAGTGTGATGGGTAAGGTAACAAAATATAGTAACGGTAAAGTCCAAATCAAATGGAATGATGGTAAAACAGGTATATATGATGATGACGAAATCGACTATACAGGTAACAAAAAACAGCCATGGGTCGTATATGAAGAGTATAACATCAAAGACGACGACGAAAGTTTAGACGAAAAGAAAAAGTTGGATCCTGTAGACGATAAAGCAAACGATAAAGAATTTAAGAATCGTAAAGACAAAGACATTGACAACGATGGTGATGTCGATTCTTCGGATGAGTATCTNCACAAGAGACGCAAAGCGACAGACGACGCTATCGACGGTGGAGAGAAACCTGCTGACAATGCTAAACCTAAGAAGGGTGTTAATCCTTTCAAGAAGGAAGAAGTTGAGGTTGATGAAGCACGTCAGATGAAAGATCCTAAGAAAGATTCAATGGTCACTAAAGGTGGTAAGACCATCGTGATCGACAAGTCTAAGGAAGCAGAGTACCTCAAGAAAGGTTGGACTCTATCCGAAGCTTCTGATATTGATACTAAATCAGTAGACAAAGCATTGTCTCATGATTGTGCCAAGCATGTAACCTCAGAACAATGGGGATTCGGTGAATGTATCGCAGGCGAACACACTCTTGTTGAACAAGAAGATGGTTCTGCTGTTGTGACTCATTACGACGTAGTGTTTGAACATGGNGTTGAGTTTGAGGTCCCTGTCGAAGATCTTGAAATTCTCTTTTCTGAGTCACATAAACATACTGCTAAGAAGATGAAAGAAAGCAAGACCCATGCTGATCGTACAAAAGGTGCANCAAAAGCAGAGACGATGAAAGACAANCGTAAGGGTAAGCCAGCAAACGACATGGCAAACGATCTCGATGCTGATAGCCCCGAAATTGCGGCAGACGATGCGAAAGGTCATGAAGACGCTACTAAAGCAGGTCGTGCTGTCAAAGGTCAAGCACCAGCGCGCCCAGGCGAGAAGCGCATGGGAGACACAAAGATTGTGAATCCTGTCAAGGGTTCAGTAACATCAACAACAGGTAAGGAGGGTTAAATGTCAATAAAAGCACCACATTGGGCACCAGCAGGTACTCATCCTACTTCAAAGGGATGGGCAACACCAACCGGCGAAGTAGTCAAAAAGCAGAAGTTTACTGCGGAACAAATCGCGGAGTGGCATTCTGTTCCAGTCGTACAGACATTGCACGAAGCACCAGTCGTCGAATCAGTGGTAACACCTGAAGTACAAGAATTTCATTATGGAGAAACCGCTGAAGAAACTTCATCTGAACTATAAGGAAGACTAATGAGTGACGAATTAGAAAAGATCCATCATCCTGCTGATACTAACGGAGACGGTAAAGTATCCGAAGAAGAACAGGCAATGTATCTAGAGTTTAAAAGAAAAGAACTGGACGATGCTGACGCAATGCGTGATGCGCAACGTAAGATGACGTGGTTTGCTTTATTCGGATTATTACTCTACCCCTTTGCCGTTGTATTAGCCGATACGGTTGGTCTAAACCAAGCCTCAAAGATCCTCGGTGATATGGCGGCTACATACTTCGTGTCTGTAGCGGCAATTGTAGCAGCATTCTTTGGTGGTCAAGCGTACTCAACATCTAAGAAGTAGATAAAATCGTCCCCTAGAAAACCCACAAACGCTGTGGGTTTTTTTATAAGTATAATAAAGTGAATTTGTTATAAGGGATCCTGATGTTACTATTTGATGATTTAGACGAAGAGAATTTTCTTCTGTATGCCGCAAAGAATTATTATAACCCNACTTGTATTGACGCAGAAGAATTCTACGAAGATATAAAGAGATTTAAATATCTGAAGAGATTGATTAGGCGATATGATGATGGTGGTACACTTGCGGTTAATTTGATATTAAATCATCTAGTAGTAATTTTTAATGTGTTTGGTATTGAAGCCGGTTTACGAATGTTAGAATATAAGTTGGTTATTGCCTCGGATCTTTCAATCGTCAAACCTTTCCTGATATATTTGAACGCTATCACAAATGATAAATATACAGGTATACCTATGGACAACCATGTCGTAGAAGAATTGAGGAAAATATAGTGTCATTAGCATCAAGAGCAGGAGATATCTACTATTCGTTTAGGTTTGTAAAACTTCTCACAACGCCATGGAACGAAACCGACGCCTATGATTTAGGTATTATTGACGAGAGTGGAAAGCGTGTCAAGTCAGTTAAATTAGATAATGATGAAAAGAAATCGGCTTATAGTACGTTTATTCGTATGGTATTTAATCTCAAAAGATTGTTAGAAAAGGTTCCGGGTGGAAAGTCTGTCCTTTCGTCATATGCTGCCGCATTGTTTCTACTCAGAGAGAAATATGAACTGTCAGATAAAACGATAGACAAGATGCTCAAGCAATGTGAGATTGACCCATTAGATCTGATGTCAGAAAGTAGTCAATGGTATGTGTTAGACGATAGACAATTATCTCCTGGCCTCTATCATGTTAGAGAAGAGAAGTTGTTATCATCTACTCTTGATGATATAGTCAACGCAAAGGATAAAGTTCGTGTGTCCAATGACAATTATCCTATTGGTGAAATTTTTGGTTTAGATATATATGAAGTAACACACTTAAACTCAAATCAACCTGTATATGTAACAGTAGGGGAACTTTACAAATGAAATCATTCAAAAACTTCGTAGAAGAACCTACAATGACAACTGGGCCTGGAGTGGCGGGAACATCACCTAATGATCCTGCTGATTGGGCTCACAATAAGAAGAAAAAGAATCGACGACCCCTTACTCGACGATTCATTGAAATTAATGGCAAGTTTAAAAAACAAGAAAAATGAAACGCTTGTTGTTATTCGTTCTACTCCTTTCTGGATGTAGTAATGTAGGATGGTCTCCCAATGTTCAAGAAAGGGAACAACCGGACGACACATCTTTATACAGTATAAGTATTACTGCCACATACCCCAAAGATCAATTTATGTCTTCTGAGGAACGAGAAGAATACGTTTTGTTGCCTCCTCATGCTCAAGATAGGCTGATGGAGTATTATCGACAAAGAGCAGACGACAGAGAAAGAGAAGACGAAATACTTGTCTGTCTGTTACAGTTACCACCAAGTTTGGAGTGTTAGATTATGCTGTTTTTTATTAAACTATTACCTGTTTTACTTTTAGTGGGCGGCGGTGCGTATGGTTATCATACAGTCAAAGTAAACGAAATGAGTGCCACAATCGCACAGAAAGAATCCGCGATTGTTATTCTGAAATCAAACGAAGAGAAACTCATTGCGGCAGAAGAACAGAACCGTAAAGCAATTGAGACGATGAAACAAGACATGGAGAAACAACGTGAAGCATTCACGAATCTGTCGACTCAACATGTCCAACTTACTAAAGAACGTGACGAATACATGTCGATATTTCGCAAACACGACCTCACAAAACTAGCACGGCGAAAACCAGGTCTGATTGAACCTCGAATCAATAACGGTACAGCACAAGTGTTTCGCCAAGTGGAGCAAGACAGTCGTGAAGTGGATCAAGCAGACGATGTAGTGGAGATTAAAAATGAAAAAGATTAGTATCGTATTGATTGTATTGGTTGCTATATTACTTCCGGGCTGTTCGTCGATCCCGATCTTTGGTTGGGGGCAGAAAGATGAACTTGAACCACTTCCTCCTAAAGTTGTCACTGTCACTGAGACAGTCCCTTTACGGATTTATCAACCGCCTCTTCCTCAAGAGATTTCACTTGAGAATGTTAAGTTTTTTGTTATCACACAGAAGAACCTAGAAGAGCAGACGGCTAAGATTGAAAAAATTCTTGGAGGAGATTTCGTAGTATTCGCTTTGACTCCTCAAAGTTATGAAAACATGGCTTACAATCTTCAAGAGATTCGACGATATGTTCGTCAACAGAAAGAGATCATTCTCTACTACCGTGAAGCCACGACAGGTGATGATGGAACTGATGCTGAAGATTGGATAGAAAAGAATAAAGAAGTGGTAGAACAACAGAAATCTGATTGACACGGCACCATATGTAGTGTATCATGTACCTTGTATAAATTATAAAAAGAGAAAAACGAATGTCGCTGAAAATAGATCTATCCCGAGACGAACTGTTAGAAGACTATGCTGTCGGGATGCTGAAAGATTTTTACTTAAAAGAATATGAAACATCGCCTCAAGAAGCCTATTCTCGTGCCGCAAAAGCATGGTCAACATACAAAGATGAATTAGACGAAGATATGGCAAGCCGACTCTATGAGTATGTGAGCAAGAAGTGGTTCATGTTCGCATCTCCTGTACTGTCGAACGCCCCCAATGGTGATACAAAAAACAAAGGGATGCCCATCTCATGTTTCCTTACATATGTTCCCGACACTCTCGAAGGGTTGATCGAACACTCGTCTGAGTTGCGTTGGTTAAGCGTTATGGGTGGTGGCGTAGGTGGTCACTGGTCAGACGTTCGTACCGTGAGTGATATCGCACCAGGCCCAATGCCGTTTCTACACACTGTAGATGCTGACATGATTGCGTATCGTCAAGGTAAGACTCGCAAGGGTTCTTATGCGGCATATATGGATGTGAGTCATCCCGAAATCATTGAGTTTCTGAACATGCGTATACCTACGGGTGACGTACAACGCAAAGCATTGAATCTACACAACGCAGTCAATATCACTGATGAGTTTATGGACGCTGTTGTAAACAATAAGACATTTGATCTGCGAGATCCAAAGGACGACGCTGTCAAAGATACTGTTAGTGCTCGAAAACTGTGGGAACGAATCATTGAGATTCGTTTTCGAACAGGCGAACCTTATCTAAACTTTATCGATACGGCGAACCGAGATCTGCCTCAGAGTCTAAAAGATCTTGGTCTGCGTATCAACGGTAGTAACCTATGTAACGAGATTCACTTACCTACAAGTGCTGATCGAACCGCTGTGTGTTGTCTATCGTCACTCAATCTGGAGTATTACGACGAATGGAAAGACACTAACATTGTTAGGGATCTTATTCGGATGCTTGATAACGTATTAGAGTATTTTATTGAGAACGCACCCGACACAATCTCAAGAGCAAGATATAGCGCATCACGAGAAAGATCTATTGGGTTGGGTGCTATGGGATTTCATTCACTACTCCAAAAACATGGGGTTGCTTGGGAATCCGATAAGGCACGCGAAATCAATGATGTGGTGTTCAGTCGCATTAAGTCAGAGGCACTTGAAGAGACTCGGTTTCTTGCTCGTGTGCGTGGTTGTTATCCTGATGGTGGAGGGTATGGTCGTAGGAATGCACACCTGTTAGCGATTGCTCCTAATGCGTCAAGTGGTGTTGTTCTATCAACAAGCCCTTCGATCGAACCATCTAAGGCAAATGCATACACACATCGTACTCGTGCTGGTTCATTCCTTGTAAAGAATAAATATCTCACAACATTACTTGAAGAGAAAGGTCAGAACAACGATTCGATTTGGACCTCGATCATTACTAATAGAGGTTCTGTACAACATCTACCTTTCCTGACAGAAGGTGAGAAATCTATCTTTAAGACAGCACAAGAACTCGACCAGAACTGGGTCGTACAACATGCTGGAGATCGACAGAAGTATATCTGTCAGGGTCAGTCGGTCAATCTGTTCTTCCCGTCAGGCACACAGAAGTCATATGTTAATGCGGTTCATATCAAAGCGTGGAAAGAAGGTCTGAAAGGTCTGTACTACCTACGCACCGAAGCNAAGAATCGTGCTGAGAATGTGAGTGAGAAAGTGGAGCGAGTAGCATTACAAGATGACGCTCGCACACTNGTGTATAGTAAAAAGAACTGCCCGTTCTGTGCTATGGCAATGGAAGAACTCAAACTGCGNGGNATACCTTACGACAAGATCGATCTTGAAGAGATAGGTAAGACTGCCGCAGAAGTTACCGGTCGTAAAGTAAACACTCTACCACAAATATACTTAGAGGGTTCATATATAGGTGGTTACGATGAATTGATGGCACACTTTAATGGAGTTGTTGTAGATTCAGAAGAAGACGAAGAATGTAGGGCTTGCGAGGGCTAAATTATGAAATACTATCGTGTTGAACCAACAATGAAGAAGTCCGTTGTAGAGACTGAAATTTTTGCGCGTGAAGATGGGCTTCGACTGTCTCTTGAAGTTGGTTGGCGCTGGGGTGAATTTGTTATTCATGTACCAGAGACTGATGAAGAACTTCAGCCATGGCTTGATAATTGGGGAATTACTAAAGAAGAGTATGACGAAGATCCTGATTCGTATCCCCTTATTCCAGATCCTGACGAAGATGATATGATTGAACTAGAAGATTGGAGGCATGAAATGCTTTCAACTTGGGATGGTTGTTGGGAAGACTTTGATGTTTACGCCCCTTATAACTGGGACAAAGAACTTAATGAAGATGATAAAGAAAATATTCTCGAATTCTTACGTGAAGAAGGATCAACCGCACTGTGGGAAGAATATGATGAAGGACATGTTATGAATGGCTGGGACAGCATTGATTGCAAGTCAGTGATATATAATGGTTATACGATCGTAGAATGTGATGAAATCGGGAATCCGCTACACTAGGAGTAGTCAATGTCATATTCAGACAAAGTTATGGATCACTATGAAAACCCACGCAATGTTGGGAGACTGGACAAGGAATCTTCTGAAGTTGGCACAGGTATGGTCGGTGCACCTGCTTGTGGTGATGTAATGTTGTTACAAATCAAGGTGGATGACAATGGAATTATCGAAGATGCTAAATTTAAAACCTACGGATGCGGAAGTGCTATCGCGTCTTCCTCATTGCTTACCGAATGGGTTAAAGGTCGAAGTCTTGAGGAAGCTGGAGAAATTAAAAACACCCAACTTGCCGAAGAACTTGCCCTCCCACCTGTCAAAATCCACTGTAGTGTCCTTGCAGAAGATGCGATCAAAGCTGCGATAAAGGACTATAGAGGCAAACATGATAATTGATTGTTTTTTATTTAATGATGAACTTAAGATGTTGGATTTCAGATTAACTGAGTTAAACGATCACGTAGATTATTTTGTTCTCGTTGAAGCAAGAACAACTTATTTAAATGAACCTAAAAGATTATATTTTGAAGAGAACAAAGCGCGATACGCCAAGTATTTACATAAAATACACCACGTAGTTCTTGATCCTATATTCAAACACGTCCCTTTAACGAAAGCCGAATGCCTTATGTGGCAAATGTATCATCAACAACAACAAGTCCTTGGAGCGTTACATGTTTCCAACGATAGTCAAGACACAATTTTCTATGGTGATCTAGATGAAATATGGGATGTTCGCCGACTTCCTGAAATACTTGACGGTTCCTTTCCAGTCAGATTGCAGGGTCATTGGTATGTTTGGGATCTAGAACATAGAGTATTTGGACCAAGTTTAGTCGCAGACTATATCGTAGCAGTAAAACCTGAAACAGTTATTCAAAGTATGGCAATTGAAGTTAGAGGTGACCGATTAAATAAGAGAAATAAATTCCGATACATTAAGAATAGTAGTTGGCACTTAAGTTGGTTTGGTGGAGAAGAACAGATAATTAACAAAGTTACCAATGGTCTTGGATTAGACCATTTTAGAATTAAACGAAAAGAAGGACAACCGATTAAAGCCACCCTTGATCGTTATAGGAAAAAAAGAACCCCTTTGATGGCCACAGGCCAACCTTTAGATATTGAATATATACCTATCGCAGAAAATGATTTTCTGCCGATTCACTATAAGATGTTACTTGATGAACATAACTGATAAAGCGAGGGAACGCCTAGACTACTACTTAGACGAACGAGGTAAAGGTGGTGGTGTGTATGTTACAATTAAAACAACTGGATGTTCTGGATATGCATATCATCTAGAGTTTGCTAATGATCAGGAAAGTGTACTAGAGATTGATGCTAAATATCAACACATGTTCGAAGGAGTGACTCTGGATTATATTAGGCGGGGTCTTAACGAAGGATTTGAATTTGACAACCCAAACGAGAAAGCGAAATGTGGTTGTGGAGAAAGTTTTACTATATGAAATTAACTGAAATCAGAGATTATAAAGGAAATACTAATGTCGTTACTTGAGTTTTCTCAAACTTATAAACCGTTTCAATATCCGTGGGCAGTTGAATTGTCTAAGAAACATGAAGAGGTTCATTGGATCGAAGACGAAGCGGAACTGTCAGAAGATGTGCAGGATTGGAAAACCAAATTATCTGTAAATGAGAAAGACTTTATCACTCAGGTGTTGAGGCTATTCACACAGAGTGATGTACAGGTTGGTGAGAACTATCACGAACTGTTAATACCTAAGTTTAGGAATAACGAAGTGCGCAACATGCTTTCGTCGTTTGCTGGTCGAGAAGCAGTCCACCAGCGCGCCTACGCGCTTCTGAACGATACTTTGGGCTTACCCGACGAAGAGTATGGCAAATTCATGGAAATCAAGGAGATGGCTGATAAGGTCGATTTCATGGCGAATGGTGACTGTTCAACTCAGTCTGGTCTCGCCCTTGCCCTTGCTCAATCAGTATTCAACGAGGGCATGTCCTTGTTCGCATCATTCGTAATGTTGTTGAATTTCCAACGTTTCGGTAAGATGAAGGGTATGGGTACGATTGTCGAATGGTCGATCCGTGATGAAACTTTACATGTGCAAGGTAACGCGAAACTGTTCCGAACATTCTGTGAAGAACATCCTCGTATTGTCAACGATGAACTCAAGTCAAAGATCTATGTAATGGCTAGGAACGCTGTCACACTCGAAGATAAGTTTATCAATCTTGCATTCAAAGGCAACGAAGTACAGGGGTTGACCAAGGAAGAAGTGCGAGCATATATAAGACATATTGCTGATCGACGTTTACTTCAACTCGGTCTTCGCACCAAGTTTCGACAAAAAGACAACCCTCTTCCGTGGTTAGATTGGGTGCTTAATGGGGCATCACACGATAACTTTTTTGAGAAGCGAGTCACCGAATATTCAGTAGTGGGTATGGAAGGTGATTGGGGTTGGGGATGTGCAGTATGACGAGGAAGAACCTAGACACTACCGAGGAGGAGAATTAAATATGAATCCTGCCGTAGTGGTGAGTGGTATTTGGAATGGAGAGGACATAGAAGAAAAAAGAAAATATATTCAAAAATTTTTCCCATATGATATTTTTTTCACATCATGGACAAATGAAAAATTAGATAATACTGAAGTTGTTCAATTTGAAGAACCTGAAGATAACTTCTGCAAATTAGCTTTGTGTCCGGACAAAAAACGATTCGTAGAGTCACTGCCACTTAAAGGGTCGGTTTGGACATCGGCAGCACTAGTTCCGTATACTTGGGGAAACAAACAAATATATGGACATGCTCTTGCTCTAGAAAAATTAGATCCTAAATACGATATGGTTATAAAGCTTCGATGGGACATTTTTTTATTTAAAAATATAAACTGGATTGAATATGTTGAAAAATCTTATGAATTTAATTCTGCGTTAGGGTTTAACGCAGTAAAAAATAATGTAGTGGGTAGGCCTGTACGAAAAATATATGCGTCTGATGAAAATCCCAAGAAAAGAAGACCGTGGGGTTATGGTCTTAATGATCAATTGATAATTTATCCCCGTAAATTATTCAATCCAAAAAGAACTATTGAATTGTTTAATAACACTCAATTACGTGGCGCTGAGTGGGGATGGTGGCAAATGTTGATTGAAGAAAATTATGGGTTTGTGGATTATACGATAGATCCTTGTGTTAACTATTATGGTGGTGTGTTATTACAAAACCATTTGAAATATGTTTTGCGTGAATTGAGAAAAATTAATAGATCTATTCATGAATTTATAGAAATTCCAAATAAAAAAATTGACACTGCGAGATGACTAAATAATATACATAAAAATAAGGAGTTAAAAAATGGATGAATACGAATACGAATTAGAATGCCCGATGTGTGATACCTATGTCGAGTTAACTGTTACTGACGACGAAGAAAAACCAGCAAATTGCCCAATGTGTGGTATCGAAGCCCAGTGGGAATCGGTAACCTAACATACTTTTATGACCTGGTATTACAACGATCGACCTTATGAACCCACCGAAGAGGAATTAAATTCTCTGGTGGGTTTTGTGTATCTGATAGAGGAGGCTGACACCGGTATGAAATATATTGGTAAGAAAGGCTTCTGGCGTAGTAAGATCTTACCCGTCACCAAAACACGCAAGAGACGCAAGAAGACGCTCGTAGAGAGCGATTGGCGTACATACCATGGTAGTAGTGAGCGTTTAAAAGAACAAATATCTGTTTCAGATAGCATATATAATAGAACGATATTGAGACTTTGCAACACGAAAGGCGAGATGTCTTACTTTGAAGCCAAAGAACAATTTGACAAAGATGTGTTGTTGAGAGACGATTATTATAACGCTTTCATTGGTTGTAAAATTCACGCTAAACACCTACCAAAGTAATTGTTCGAAGTATTAAAAGTATAAATAATATTAATTAAGACAATTAGATAATCTAACAATGATATCATTTAAACAACATCTTGCCGAAGGTGTCAATGACCCCGCCATATTTAAAGCAATCTTCCTAGCGGGCGGACCTGGTTCTGGTAAGTCGTTCATCGCTGGTAAAACAGGGCTGACCTCTCTTGGTTATAAGATTGTTAACTCTGATGATGCTTTCGAAACGGCTATGAAAAAGGCTGGAATCGAAATGAATCCTGATAATATATTCTCTGTTCAGGGTCAAGAGATAAGAGGTCGTGCTCAGAAACTGACAGGGAAACGCCAGCAACAATATATAGATGGTCGTTTAGGTTTGGTCATCGATGGTACTGGAAAAGACATNGAGAAGGTTAAAGGGCAGGCAAAGAAACTCAAAGACATTGGGTACGATGTTGCAATGATTCTTGTCAATACAGACGTTGAGACCGCTCTAGAACGCAACAGGCAGCGCGATCGATCACTTCCCGATGGAGAAGTGCAGAAATATTGGAAAAGCGTCCAGGCGAACATAGGCGCGTTTCAGGCGATGTTTGGTAAGAAGAATTTTCTGGTTGTCGATAATACTACCGGAAAAGACTATAAATCTGAAACTCTTCGTGCTTATCGTGATGCTGTTAAGTTTACGAAATCACCACCCGATAACTCTAAGGCGAAGAAGTGGATCGAAGCAGAGAAAAAAAGACAGGTCCGGTAATGATTTCATTTAAAGCCTTTATAGAAGAACGAGACTACGCAAAAGAATACGCCGACTATCATTCGCGCCCAGACCAAGTAGAACGTAGAACAGCACGTAATGCTGCAAGAAGGAAACTGCGAGGGCGCAAGGATCTTACTGATGAGATGGATGTACACCACAAAGATAATGATCCTTTGAACAACGATCCTAAGAACTTAGCGATTGTTACACAGCACTATAATAGGCGAGAGCCTAGACTCAGGGATAAATAACGCTTGACAAATTTGGAATATTTGTGTAAAATAGCTTTAGCTCGTTAGAACATAATATATAATTAAGGTGAAACATTATGGCAATTCATGCTAAGAAACTTGAAGTGTATGAAATTCTTGATCAGGTTGAGAAAGCTAAGACCAAGAAAGATAGAATAGCAGTATTAAAATCAAATGAAATAATGCCTCTGTTGGATGTATTAAGGGGTACTTTTGATAATAAAATTCAGTGGAATCTACCAGCTGGAACTCCACCATACACACCAAACAATCCCGAAACACCTCCCTCGTCTCTTCTGAGACAACATCGTACCTTTAAGTATTACGTTAAAGGTCTGCAAGAAAGTAGCAAACTTAATCCCATTCGTCGCGAACGCATGTTCATTGACATGCTCGAGGCGGTACACCCCAAAGATGCTGAGATATTAGTATCTATGATAAACAAAAAGTCCCCTGTGAAAGGATTGACTAAAACCCTGGTAAAGGAGGTATTCCCAGAGTTGATCCAAGAATGATCATGATCCAAGAATAATTTTAGATAAGGAAATGCTTATGGTCGAATCCAATCAAATAGAAAGATTAAAAAAAGATTCACGAGAACTTGGACATTATATTCGAAAACTAGAAAAGAGAGGTAAAAAAGAAATTGCTTACAAAATTGCTAAACGGCAATCATTTTTAGATTGCGCAATTTCACAAGTAGAAACTCGTTTAAGGGGGTGATCCATATCTGGGATGAGCCTCAATCAAGAGGCTCGTTTCTCTCTATATAGATTGATCAAACAGGAAATAATATTATGCCGTTGTACGAAATGAAAAATCTTCAAACAGGTGAGACTAACGATATGATCGTTACGATTGCAAAGATGGAAGAAATGGTATCATCTGGAGAGTGGAAACAAGTTATGGGCACTCCTGCCCTTATTACCCATACCGGTAATATGATAAACAAAACATCAGGTGATTGGAAAGATCATTTGAAAAATATTAAAAAATCAGCTGGCAGACGTAGACCAAACTCTGTCAATATATAGGAAGTAGTAGGTACACTGTGAAAAATGATGTTGATCCCGAACAACTAACAATTGACAACGCGTATAAGACAAGATGGATTTGGTACCATACAATATTAGCAATTGGGATCTTCTTTACAAACACACTACTGATTGCTATCTTATTACTATTAGCAATTAAACTATAAGTGGAAGATATATGAGGTTGAAACAAAGTAATGGTAAATCGACTAGTATGCGCATAGACTCTTTACCGTCGATGAATATTCGCATCGATGACCTAATCACTATTGATCCCATTACTCAAGCGCAGACAGAAGTGTTTAAGGCGTGGTCGAGCGGTGATCACATGGCTCTGGTTGGCACAGCAGGGACAGGTAAAACCTTTCTTGCTCTTTACCTTGCCCTTGAAGAAGTCATGGAAAAAACATCACCTTTCGGTTCAGTTAAAATCATTCGATCAGTTGTTCCTACACGAGATGTAGGATATCTTCCAGGCACTATAGAAGAAAAACTGAACGCATACACAGGACCTTATCGATCAGTCGCAGCGCAACTATTCGAAGACGAAAAAGCATACGACAAGTTAGTTGCTAATAAATATATTTCGTTCGAGTCGACATCGTACCTTCGAGGGCTTACCTTCGATCACAGTATCATAATTGTTGACGAGATGCAGAATCTTAACTTTCACGAATTAGACTCAGTCATAACGCGTGTCGGTAATTGTTCTAAGATTATATTCTGTGGTGACTATTATCAGTCAGACTTCAAAAACAATAGTGATAAAAAGGGTATAAATAGTTTTCTCGATATCCTTGAACAACTAAAGAGTTTCTCTGTGATCAACTTCACATGGGAAGATATCGTAAGGAGCGGTCTCGTAAGAGACTATATAATGACAAAAGAGTGGATGGATATTAAATGAATAGAGAAGCAGTATACGAACAATTAAAAATTGATGAAGGAGTAGAATATGTCATCTATAACGACCATCTCGGCTATCCCACCTTTGGCGTCGGTCACCTTATCCTCGACAGTGACGAGGAATATGGTAGGCCAGTTGGAACAGAGATTAGTGAAGATCGAGTCAGGGAATGTTTCGACAGAGATCTTGAAACTTCCATTGGAGAGTGTCGACGTTTATACGGGGAAGGGTCATTTGGAGAACTCCCAGACGAAGTCCAACAAATCTTGGTTAATATGATGTTCAACATGGGTCGACCGAGACTCAGTAAGTTTAAGAACTTCAATGCCGCAATTGAAGAACACGATTGGGCCAGAGCCGCTGTAGAGGGTCGCGATAGTCTTTGGTATCGTCAAGTAACAAATCGAGCAGAACGTTTGATGAGTAGAATGGAGAATGTAGGTTAATTACCATGGCAAAATACAGCCGTTTCGATCCGCGCAATAAAAAGCGCGACAAA